CTAATCTATATTCCCCCCTGAACTCTGTAGCTTGGAAGTAAGCTTCTAATACATCCGTAAGAGATGGGTGGATTACTTCATAGGAATCATCCTTTAACATCCACTTATCTCCAGGTGGTACCCTAACTGCTATGAGTTCAGGAAATTCAACTATTTCAGTCCGGTTTTCCATTAAAACATACCATTATAGTTAGGAGCAGCTTCTTCCTCACTAGGTTCTTCTACTACAACACATTCTGTTAATAATACAGTTCCAGCAACTGATGAAGCATTTTCGAGGGCTGTTCTAGTTACTTTAGTTGGATCAATAATTCCTGATTTTCTCATGTCAATGTAGGATTCATTTTTTAAATCGAATCCCGTCCAAGTATCATTTGAATCCAAGATTGTATTAATAGTTTCATAAATAGTACTAGGACCATAACCTGCATTAGTTAAAATTTGTTCTAGTGGTTTATAACATGCCTGTTTTACTAAATCAATACCTAAACAAAAATCCTGAGAGAAAGAATTATCTTTATGGTTTAAAATTTCACTAGCATAGATAAGTGCTGCTCCTCCCCCGGGTACAATTCCTTCTTCCAATGCTGCTTTTGTAGCATTTAGAGCATCATCTACGCGATCCTTTTTCTCATGCATTTCAGTTTCATTGTAACCCCCAACATGAATAATTGAAACACCACCAACCATTCTACCTAAACGATCCTGCAGTTTTTCCATTTCAAATGGTGATGCTGCGTTTTCAATTTGTGCTTGTAGTTCACCCACTCTAGAATCAATATCTGTAACTTCACCCTTACCATCTACAATAGTTGTTTGGTCTTTAGTAATAGTAACTGTACGGGCTTCCCCAAACCAATCCCAACTGAATTTTTCAAGTTTCATTCCTTTATTCTTATCAAATACTTGACCACCAGTTAGCACTGCAATATCTTCAAGAACTAATTTTTGTCTATCTCCAAATTCGGGTGCTTTTACAGCAGCAACTTTTAGAGTACCTCTAGCTTTATTAACAATAAGTGTGGCTAAAGCTTCATTATCAATGTCACTAGCTATAATTAAAAGTGATTTATTAGTTGTGGAAACACTTTCTAATATGGGTAGTAAATCCTTAACAGTAGAAAATTTATGATCTGCAATTAGAATGTATGGGTTTTCTAAAGTACAAGTCATAGTAGAATTATCAGTAACAAAGAAATGAGATTTATAACCCCTATCAAACTGCATACCCTCCACCGTTTCAAGATAAGTTTCCCCAGATTTAGATTCTTCAATGTGTACAATCCCATCTCTACCTACTTTATCAATTGCAGAAGCAATAAGTTTTCCTACTTCGGGGTCATTATTAGCTGAGATAGTAGCAACTTGTTCTAATTGTTCCTCAGAAGAAATATCTTCTGCCACTTTTTCTTTAAGACAATCCACTACTTTTTTAGTGGCATAATCAATTCCTCTTTTAACTTCTACTGAGTTAACTCCCCTATTAATACTAGATAAACCTTTTTTAATAATTTCCCTTGCTAATAGAGTAGACGTAGTAGTACCATCCCCTGCTGAATCCGCAGTTTGGATAGCCGCTTGTTTTACTAATTGTACTCCTGATTCCTTAATAGGATCCTTTAAATCAATATTTTTAGCCACAGTTACTCCATCTTTTGTGGATTTAATAGGTTCATTAGGTTTGGAAATAACTACATTTCTCCCATTAGGTCCTAAAGTAGACACAACAGCATCAGCTAAAGTATCAATACCTGTAACCAGTTTTTCTCGAGCTTCTACTCCTAATTCAATAATTTTTGACATAAACTTTTATTTAAAATGGTAATTCTTGTTGGTAATCTTCATCAGTAATGCGGGCTAATAGTTGGTTTTCAGGGCCTACATAATACTCTTCCCCATCAAATTCCATACGCGTAAATCCCATTGTTGGGATAATTACAGTTTGTCCTACTTTTACTGTTGTAGGAATTAAATTTCCATTGATGGTTCGTTTTCCAGGACCAACTGCTACAACTACTGCACGTTGGTTTTTCTCTTTACCCATATCAGGAACTACAATTGAACCATAAGTAGTATCCTCTTCTTCTACGGGTTTAACAATAACTGCATCAAATAATGCTTCTAATTTTTTCATAAGACTTTTTAGAATTTAAATATACAAAAAATAACCTAGGAGGCAAAATAAATTAATTGATCTTTAAGGATCGGGGTTTAGCTGCATTAGCAAATGGGATTGAAATTTCTAACAATCCATTATTCATTTCTGCTGCTGCTTTAGTTAAATTAAATTTGGAGCTAATTTTATATCCTAAATTAAAGGATCGTTTAGCTACTCCTCTGTGAATATACTTGTACCCATTATCTGCTTCATCTTTCCCCTTAGTGTAGGAAACACGAAGTACATCTCCTTCAATGTTGATATCAACATCTTGTTTAGTGAGACCAGTGCAAGCAATTTCAAAATGTAGACCAAAATCTGACTCGTAAATGTCTACAGGGTGAGGAATTTTACTTTCCACTACGGGAAAGAAATTACGGTCAGGTTCGAAAAAGTTTCGAAATAATAAATCAAAAGGGTGAACACTTTGTTCTAAAATACGTGTACTCATAGTTACAAATTTTTGAGTGCCTAAGCTACTCGGTTAAAAAAATAAAACAATTTACTGCCTCCTAGGTCAGTTTTGTTATACATATAGTTAAAATACATTTTCTGCGCGTCTAATCATATAATAGGTACTAGTTATTTTACCTGTTTTAAATGTTAATCTCATTAAACCCTTACTACTTAGTTGAATTAATCCTTCGTCTGAGTTTTTATTTACATTTAAAATATCTCTGAATTTATCTAAATCAAAAGGTACTTTAACTCCTATTTCATCAATATTACCTCTTAATTGGTATGATATTTTATTTTCATGTCCACCTTCTTCACCAAAAATAACTTCACAAACAGGATCACCATCTAAATCTTTAGTAGTGCTCATAATTAGATTAGCTGTTTCGGACATTGCACTTCTTGCTTTAACAAGATTGAATACATCATCTGAGGTTAATTCTAATTCAACATCATAAGGAGGTTCATTTACAGATCCCACCCTTGGTATAAGTAGAGCATCCGCCAGTGCATATACAGTATTAAATTTTTCGTCTGATATTTTTAGTTTAGTAGGAATTTTATTGGTTTTTTCTACTTCCATTAGTATTTCACCTTCACATAAATCAACTAATGATTGTATTTTTTTAGTATTAAAGATAGGTAAATCTATATCTTCAAACCCTATATCTTCACACCTAACATTCCCTATAACATCTTTACTAGGGGTAGTAAAATCAACAGATAAAATATTATCTTTAAAAGACCATACTACTTGTTCATTCATTTTAAGGTAATACTTATTTATAAAACCTTGTAAATCTACTTTTTTAATCATAACTAAAAATTAAAGAATTGTTGTTGGTATGGATTTAAATTAAAAACCCATCCTAAATCATCAAAAAATCCTTCTAATTTATTTAAAAGAATACTATCAAAAATTTTTTTTCTATCAGCATATTTCTCTATGAATTCATTTATTTTAGGTGGGATATCTGCACCGGGCATAAAAGCTAATGATTCTATTTGATATGGGTTAGGCTTTAAATAAATCCATTTAATTTTGCTACCTTGTGTGATATAAGGATATTGAGTGTTAAGTTTCCAAAATCTAAGTAAATCATTATAGGCAACAGTAGCTTTAATAGCTGCAGTAGCACCTTTTTCTAAAGTAGAGAACATTTCACCAGCACGTGGTTTTCTACTAACATATTTATTTAATTTTTTTACAGATTGGGGATTACCCAATTCAGTAAGAGGAATTATACCATCTAGTATTTGTGATTTAAATTTCTTAACCCTAGTAATTATTTCTTCTTGTTCTGTACCTTTTAATACATCAACTAAAATGTTTTTAAAAAATTTACCTAATATGGGAGGAAAATTAGCTTTTTTAAATTCTAATCCCTTTACGTCTAGTGATTCTTTAGCTATACCTTCTTGTTTTGTAATCCATTGAGCATACCTACGTGTAGCTCTAAAATATGCAGAACGTATAACACATTCAGTTTTCATCTCCAAACGATGGTCACTTACATTAAAACATTCACTAGCTAAAGTATCATAGGAATCAGTGATAATATCCTGATATTCTAGGGCTAATTTTTCAAGTGCGGAATCCTTTTCCTCACTAGTCATTTGTTCAAAATTAGGATATAGATTTTTTAATATGGGTTCCGCATGGATATACACTGAATCTGTATCCATGTAGGCACAATAGTTAGTGTCCCCTTTATCACAAATATACCAAGGTGTATCTTCTAAATGCTTCATTAAAATCTATCTTCTATAGATGGGCCTTTAAATATCCCACCATCTTTTTCTCCTTGTGAATTTAATAAAGGACCATCAGTTTTTATAATAAAATGCTGCCTTTCTTCTTCTAAAATAAACTCCCCACCATATTTAAGAATAGTTTTAAACTGTTTAATTCTATTTTCACTCCAATCTTTGGTTATCTTTATAACTTCTTTTCTATCTATAGGTTTTCCATTTAGAAGAACAATAGAATCCCTTTTGAATGCGTGTCCTGTTAGTTTCATAATGCAGGTGTTAATTTTTTTATTTTTTTATTCATGTGTCTATTAACACATAAAGCCGATTCTTGAATAATTCTTTGACCACTTAAAGTAATGGCCTCTGATAATATAACAGAACCATATCTAAAACTAGGTAATGCTGTGGCTCCATATAGGGAGTTAAGTAGGATTTTCATAGTATATTGTTTCATATGAAATGATGCACCTAATTCATTATTACCTGATTTATATGCTTTTTTCATTTCTGTTTTATACTCAACCCTTTCCTCAAACCATTTATTAAGTATAGTAGATAAAACAGATTGTTTATCAGTTCTAAAAAATACACCATTAGCAGATACTGACATATTCATATCTTTGATTAAGTTAATTAACCCACTTACTTTTATCTGTGTACGTTGACGTTTAGCATTTTCAATTATTATTTCTTCATCTGGGTCCTTATTCATTAAGTCATTTAGCCCTAAACGATTATTTCGATCGTCAGCATCAACTATCCTACCTACTAAAGTTTCTTTACCTATATTAATAGTCATAATAATAGAAGGATATAGTGAAGTTAAATCTTCATCAAACATATAGTTGTAAATGCCAGCCTTAGGGCAAAATAAAAACCCACCAGCGTACCCTTTTTTCTCTATATTATTTTTATCCTTGGAAGGTGGGATAATACCCTGCTCTAGTAGATATGCTGAAATGGCTCCATCTTGGGTTTTAGTGTTAGCATAAACCTCACTGTAGTTATGTTTTCCTTTATGTGATAGGTTTTTAGTTAGTGCTAAGTATTCTAATTTTTCATCTAGTAGTTTAAGTATTTCTACATCACGAAAGTTATACTCAATAAATTTATTAATGTCAGTTTCAAATAAATCATCTAGATTGCCCTCATATTCAATTTTATTAACTCCTACATATTTTTCACCAATAGCATCTAAACGATAAGAAGGTTCATCTGCCCAACTATATTTTTTATGTAAACGCATATAGTCAAGAGATTCTACCCCCGCTATTTGAATATACTGATCCTTTAACCAGGTAGTTTCCCTTACTATGCCAATAGGAGATAAATACCTAGCTATGTCCTCTCCTAATACATTACATATTCTATAATAGAGATAAGGAACATCAAAATAATCGCTATTCCAACCTACAATAATATCAGGGTCCATTTCCCTAAATTTCTCAATAAACTTACTTAGTAACTCCCTTTCTGTTTTAACTGGGATAATTTCTTGGTTATTATTTTTAGTACGTTGGATTTGAGACTTAGTATCTAAAATTAATATACCCCATTCATCTACTTGCTTATCATACCAAGCAACGGAAGTTACTTTTTTGGGAGCACGTTTTATATAATCCTCAGTAAGAGCATCACCCATTTCAGTTTCAATATCAAAAAATACTTCTCTATGGGTTTTAGAGGGTTCATCATTTATACCATACTTCTCTATAAGAAATTTTTGATATGCAGTCATATCATGGAAATGTAAACCCGGGGTATCTCTATCCCATTTAGATGTAGATTTTAAATATTCGCCATCTAAGCCTCTATGAGTAGCAGAACCCTTATCACATTCAATATATGCTCTATTAGTCCATTCTATTTCTTCATGACCATAATCGGTCCATAAATGAACTTTATACTTATTCTTACCTATAAATTTAGCGTATGCTTTTTTATACATTAAAGAATTTTGATAAGTCAGGACGGAAATAATTAATTGATTTCATTACTTTTTTATCACTAGTTCTATATACTACGTAATTACTTCCTACTTCCTCATAATGGCAAGGTTCACCCTGTTCCTCAGAACGTACTTTAACGGTTTCCTTAGCCTCCTCCAATGTAGTACAGATTTTAGATAAATTAGAAGCTTGTACTTCTTGATATGCTTCCCAAATTTTATCTTTTAATCCAAATACTAGAGCACCATTACCTAATCCCACATAAGTGATATCTAAGATAGCATCCAATATTTCCTGAATATTTTCCTGCTCAACTGCTTCTCGGAGTTCATCTAATTCCTCTTGGATAAAGTTGATAACAAATTCAGCATCCTTTTTATCAATAGTAGGAGTGGTTCTGTTTTGCCACTCCTTACCCATTATAGTATTAAATTCCTCTACTTCCGTAACAAATGGAACATATTGTTTTTCAAACTTAGATACTATATTATTAGCCAAATCCTCTGTCCAAACTGTAGGGTCATCCTGGAATGGTAGTTGAATTAATGATTCTCTAATTTCTTGTTTAATTAACTTTTTGAAATATGACATAACACTTTATTTATGATGTAAATATAATAAAACTTTTTGGGGTATACAAGTATTTTTACAAATAAGTTTATGAAATATGAATTAAACTAGACCATAATTCATGAGGTACATCCGCACAAAATTTACTATCAGGAGCAAGAATAACGGATATGGCATCATGAGAATGTAAAGACTCTTGATGTGAACATATAACACGGAAATCCTTAACCCTTTTATCTTCCACTAACTGCTCATATAATAACCTAGCGGCATCCTCCACAAATTTAAGATAAGAACCATTTAACTCAGCAAATGCCATTTCATCTTCTCTTTTAACTATTACTTGAGTTTCAGTATGAAGTGCTTTATCACACATTTCTTTTAAATCCTCAATCCATACCAATTCATCAAATTCAATAGATATCCTAGTTACTGATCTCTGAGAATGTGATACAGTAGCTTTATTTCTATATTTTCTGGCAAACTCAGCCAATTCATAGGAACAAGGACAAGCTGAAGAATAGACAAAATCAAAATGAATAATCTTTTTTAGTACACCACTTTTATCTAAATTACCCTCCAAGGTTACATCATAGTATTGATAACCCTCTAATCCTGAACGAAGGGAAGGTTGTATGATAGGATATGAGAATTTAAGTGCTACTTTAGCATCAAACGATTTTAATTTATCCTTATAACTTGAAAGTACGGTTTCTAGCTTATCAATGCTAAACACATCATTTTTAAACTCATAAAATGATCTCATAATACGAGACATATTAATTCCCTTCTTATGTGCTTCAAGAGATACCGTACCTGTTACCTTAGTTTCAAGTTCAATCTCACCACCATCTTTTTTTCTATATCTCAGAGGTAATCTGAAATTATGGATTCCAACTTGTTGAATTTCCACAGGGGAACCCTGAATTAATGAAGATGGGCCATTTTGGAGATCTGGGAATGTTTCAATATCCTCTTTAGTAGGTTTATATTTTGAATCATATTCCCTATTGGGTTCATTATACTTAATAGAATGTTCATTTTCCTTGGGTTCTTTATATGATTTAACATCACCTACCCATTCATACTTTTTTACAAATTTAGTTTTACCTTCCATATTTTATTTTATTTTAAACACATCTTTCCGTATCAAAAGCCATAATATGACTTCTACCAGTAAATCTCCATCCTTTATCTCTCACAAAATTCATTACCACTGGATATGATTCCATTAGGGATACTCTATCATCTCCAGCGGGCATTGCCCATACTTTATCCCTTGGTATTTCTAATTCATTTAAAAACTTTTCCACTTCAGGTGCTATGGATAATTCTTTATCCAATACGGGTTTAATATGGTAATCCTTATGATATTCAATAGAAGCTTTAATAGCTTCTTTATTTAATCTTTTACTATTATGTTTTTTAATCATAACTTCAGTAACTTCTTCTCCCAGAGGAGTTATAGCTCCTAATTGAGGAATGGAATTACTAAACTTAGGTGAAATAGACAATAAATCAATAGGATAATCAGTTTCCAAGAAATGTGATCCTTCAGTTTCAATGGTGATAAAAATACCTCGTTCATGAGCAAAATGAGTTAATTCATTTACTAAAGCAGGATGCATAGTTGGTGAACCACCTGTTAACATCATTTCCTTAATATGAGGGTTATCATCATACATTTTAATAATATCATTAAAACAAAATGTACCCTTTTCTGGATGGATTGATGTATACCAACTAT